TGACTACGGCGTCGATGCTTCTCCCGTCGTGGCAGTTGTCTCCAGCATGTCTTCCATCACAGACACGGAGCGAGAAACCAAGTACTTTGGCCTTTGTGGTTGGGTCGCCGGCTTCTATCAGAATGACACGCCTAATCAGCAAGTCAACACGGCAATCGAGCGCGTTGCGCGCCAGTCTGACAACAAGAAGCTGTGGTGCCGTTCTGACGAGGAGCACGCATTGCTGCTGTTCGACGCTTTTCAGAAGACCTGGTTTCCAGAGGGTATTCCCGTCTGCGCAGTTTCTGATGACGAGCTCTTTCAGGCAGCAGACGCTGACAAGGATGCGGCCAAGAAACACGGCTTTGATGACGAGAAAGGCTGGATGTTCTACGGTGATGGCTACGCTTCCTCATGGAAGATTCCCGGTTTTAGCAAGACGCAAGCCAAGACCGGAGTCAAAGAGGGAGCAGATTTGGGCTTGAAGTACGCGTACGACGAGGTTTTGGGTCATGTGGTCTACAAGAAGGGTGGACAGAGTGTCTCACCCCAGCCCTACATCGTCAACTCCACTGTCGGCCTCATCATCAAGAAGATGGAGGGCACACTCCGCGGGCCATTCAACAGCCAGAAATTTATTCCTGGACATGGTTATCCGCCTGAGGTGCTTTTTGCCAAAATCCGCGACAAGTACGACCTGCACATGAAAGAGCACGGCTACACAGATCGCGACGCGTACTGGAACGACCTCTTCCACATCAACTCTGACATCGACCAGCAGGATCAAAATCAAGATTGGCCTCAGATTTTGTTCCGCCGCATGCTTCATAGAGCCATGGGTCTGCCTGAATTTGCAGTGCAACTCATGGATACGCTCATGATGTCGTATACGTTCGACTGTGCATATGTTCAAGTGCACGCCGAGCGCAACATGCAGTCTGGTCGCAAGGACACGCTACTCGCTAACACGTGTCACTCCATGGCAGAGGTCGCCGCCTCCTTCATCTTCGACTCCCCTGCGTTCATTGCTGCGCAGGGTGACGACGGCAACGTCCCCTGCCTCGGCTACGCGCGCACGTGGTACCA